TACGCATATCAGACGACTGTTTTCCATTGGAACAGCAACCAAGTTGATAGTTCACGCATATTAGACGACTGTTTTTACTTAGGAACAGTAACCGATTTGATAGTTTTCGCATATCAGACGAGTGGTGAACCACTATTGAGAGGAGTGATTTAGCACAGGAGGCCCGAGTAGGAAACCGAAACTAAAGTCATCACCAGCCGCTCTATACACATAAGCATTAGTATCCGCGTGAAAAGTTGCGATCGCTCGGTTAAAACCGTTGCGAGCATCTAGTACGTCGGAACTACTAGCATTGTACGTGGTAAGAGTAACTGGGTAAGAACTATAGTAGGGAAACGACAACTCGTAAATTCCTTCTGTTCTAGGTAGAAATACATCAGCTCCTCTTGAGTCAACTCTGGGCCAAGTCGTGTCAGGCTCTATGACACCTCCATCACCGTATAGATGTGTTGGTTTCAATAGAACCTGCATAGGACTCGTAGTATTTAACGGAGCGATCTTTACTCTGGTTGAGCCTCTGTAAAAAGCATACAGTGAGGCGAACCAAGAAAGCGCATCAAGATCGTTGGACCCCTCTTGAGTGGTGCCGACGAATTTGTTGGGGTTTATCCAGAAAGGCTGTTTAAACTTCCAATATCGCTCTGGAGTAGAAGGTGTAATCATGTGAAATCTTTTAATAAGTTGTCTAAATGATGTTATCTTCTCTCCCATAGTTAACATAGCTTCATTGTAAGTAGTCGTATGTGGTTGTAGTGGAACTTCAGCAAAGTTGGTCGGTTCAACGCGCGCATCCTCTAGAGGAGTGTCACCCGTGTCCGTGCCAACTTGTGCAACGCTTGAAGTTAATATCTGCATGACATTGCGTGCGCGATTATTAGGCTTCTCACGTGGACATAGATTAGGCTGTATAGGTACAGCAAATTCGATATCCTCGGCTCCACAAACTTCCACTAAAACTTCTACAGTATCAGATACAGTTGACGTATTGACTAGTTCATTTAAAACTTCCATGTAGACAGAACCGCAAACCTGTGTTTGGTTAAACGCTCCTATCCACGGACTTTCTTTAATATGCAACCACGGGACAGTAGCTACATACGGGAGATTAAATTCCACATCTGTATCAGATCTTAGGTCAACTACGGTCGAGTAATTTGCGTCATGTTCAAAATTGTTTGGTAAAACCGAATTAAACAGGCCTGGTACGTAAAAAATACGCACTCGTCCCGAATGAAATTTAGTTTTGACAAATTTGAATTTTATATTAATCCCTCCACGCCATAACACAAAGTTAGTAGCACAGAAGAACAAATGAGGAACACACAATCCTGTTCTGCCAGTTTTAGCAAACCAAGACACCGGAGAAACGGTATGACTATAAAGTTGAGTACCGGGTCCCATGCCTTTGTTCCACTTAAATCGGCCTACATAGTTATATGTTCGAGCTACGTAATCGATTGACATTTCGTCAGCTTCAGTACGAAACAACGATTGTAAATGTTCTAATTCATTAGTTGCAGACATACCTAAATTAGTAGCCATGTCTGAACCGTCAGAATTACACATAAACCTGGCTGGTGCTTGTTTGAAAAGCTGTATATCCGCGGTGTTGTGCGGTTTGGACCAACCATGTGTCGCTGCAACGGCATGAAGTGCGTCAACGCCAGTTTTTGCGTATCCTATCATTTGTCCTACTACAGGGAGCTTAGTTAAAGGCTCCATAATAGTGGAATATGCAGATGTTTGTGTCGTAATAAATCCTTGTTGTTGTTGAGTGTCGTCTTCCTTTCCAATTTGCGCCACAGAAGTAGGCATACCGGTAGGGAATTCGGCTCTCACGTTCGTCATATTAACCCATATTGTATAGTCTATATTTCCTCCCGAAACCAAATCCACTAATGGTGAGTAGACAATAAGCTGAAAAGTGCCTATGTCTCCAGCACCAGTAACGAGATTGTAGTACAGGAAAGGAGATACGAATGGTATGGTCATGATTGCCTCGGTGGTCGTTGATAAATCAATTTCCACACGGGGGTTTCCACTAATGGGTGTTAAAAAGTCCTGGTCAGTATTTGTGTAATAATATGTCCTATTAGCCCCTAAGTAGTTTAAGAACGGAGTCCACGACAGCATTAGCCTGCCAGCATGAAAAGGTTGAGCGTTAACTTGAACGCGCACAACCAAATCAGCTCGCAAAGCTAAGAAATTTTGCAACTTCTTGCTATACATGGGATTCTTAACCACATCAGAAGGATAATTGAAGGAGGCTAGTCGCGAACCAGCTGCCTGATTTCCCCAGCTCGCAGTCCTAAAGTTGATAGGACGCTCGAGGAAAGAAGTCACAGTGTGATTCTTCCCATCGCGCGCACAATCTAATAAAGGATTGTTGAGCATAGAGGGTTTCGAGACGGTTTGGGATCGCGGAGCTTCTCCTTCAGAACTAAATGATAAAATTTGTTGTTGGAATGTTGTTGTTTTATTTTCTTGTATATTAGCAGGTCAATTTTGAGCGATATGCACGACCTAATGCTATATCACTTGCGACGTATCTAGACTTTGGTGGGCTGCACACTGGCGTCTTGATGAGTAAAGCTAAATAGCTAACCGACTACAATAGCAATGTGCAACGTTTTCACGTCAGCATTTATTACACAAGATCACATTGTAGCGAATGTTATTCGTTTTAAATACGCTTTCTAACTATTGAATAGAGTTTACGATGCTGGTGGACCGGTGTTAACGGATTGACCCAGTAGAGCGTTCTCTAAATTAGACTATAGTTATAGTTCGTATGTTAACGTACTTGATTGTGTTACCAAGAGTTTACGATGCAGATGGACCGGTATTAGCGGGTTGACTCTGTAGAGCGTTCTCTTAATTAGACTACACTTTCAAATACAACAGATTTTTAAGAAGAGGTTTAGATTAGTGAGGGTTCACTTGCTGGTGGACCGGCAAAAGCGCGGATTGACCCAGTAGAGGTGTTCTCAACTTAGACTATCTAAACATTCTAAACTGTCTGTTTCAAGGTTCTTTATCGCCAAAAGAGTTGCAAACCTAGTATCAGGTATAAACAACTCTCCTGGTATAGACTCAGTAACCTTGAGTCCCAGTCTTGTTATTCTTGGTCTCCAACAATTGTCAATTTCAGCAGGGTGTAGCGCTAATTCTCGTAAGCATGCTTTTAAAGTATCTCTTACAACAATTATCGCTGAACTCTTGCCTATTTTATACCAATTTGTAGAATCCAATATAACTGTTAGGTCTAGTGGTGCTGTGTATTCTTGAATAGACGAGTTAAAATAGAAGGCGCGTTTTAAAAAATTAACTTCTTGTAAAGTTCTTGATTTAATACACTCGCCAGTTTTAGCTTCGTCTGTCATAACCATGTCCAGATATTTAGACATTGCTTCAGTTATTGTCAATTGATTATATTGGTCAATAACGTCTGCTCGAATGTTCATTACGAAATCGTCTCCGTAAAAAACGCTCGAGGTATGTTCAAAAAACTCTTTCACACTAGCCTTGTCACTTCCTTCGTAGATCTTAAACCAACAATATATGAGGGCCATTTGATTAACTATGGAATTTAAGGGTGCAGTGACTGGGCACCCTGAGGGTATGCCATTTCTGACATAATATAGCAACGCTCCACAATCGTAATTAGTTATATGTAAGTGATGAACACATTCATAATATAATCTACGACAGTACAACAAGAATTGATCCTTGTCTAGACACTCTCCCGCAATATAATTGCGTTTGTGTGCTTCAACAAAATCCCAATTCAAATCGTACCAATCAGCCATGATTTCTGTAGCGGCATATACAAGTTGTGCAGGTAAAGTTCCATCAAAATTAGAATAATCACCAGCTATAACGTCTCGGCCTTTGACACTCAACTTTTTTGCCACCTCTCCCCACTCAGTAGAAAAGGGGTTCACGCCTACGCATATCGTATTACGAATACGCATTCGTGACAAGTGAGCTACAAAAGGTGCGCAAATTTTACGCAACGCAATGGCATAGTGCATTGGAGCTGCGGAAAACAAACGTGTTTTACCAAGATTTGCTTTAGCTATGGCAATCTTCTGATCTTTCAAGGTGTCAGTCCATACAATTTCGGGTCGTTGGCCTCGCAGTATATCAGCTTCTAATTTAATAACATCTTCTTTCAAACTAAGCGCATCTGGTCCAGTAAGGTCGTATTCCATACTGTCTCCGAACCAGAGTGTTTTACCTTTCTTTCCCTTTCGTTGTTGCGAATAGGGATATCCAGGTGCTGTCGTTCTATCAAGAGAGTTAATAAAAGGGTCGCCGTCTATACCAACAATGGCTTGTTCATACGTTAAGGGATATTTATAATATTCGGGTTCATATTCATGTGATTGATAGTATACACACTTTACTCCTTCTTTTATGTCTTCCACTAAGTCTTGCTCCAAGACTGGTCGGGGTACACCATATTTCTTACGTTGTAAAACGCGTGGGTCAATGGTTTCGCCCTTCGAAGTGAAAGGTCCTAAAGGTCCGGGTTTATTAGGTGTCTTAATCAATTCACCATGAACAGGTGTTCGTTTAATTGCAGTTTGCATCGTCGTTCCAATATGGACTCCAGGTAAATACTTATGCAATACAAAAGATCCTGAATCTTCTAAACAATCCATGTCCACTGTTAATTCACTAGCCGGGTACGCGTATTGAGCTATGCTAGAAAAACTCCTCAATGATTTTTCGATCATTTGCTTTGTTATTGCAGAGGAATTTCCTTTACACAACCCTTCAACGCCCGACACGTGGATTCCTACTATCTTCCCATTTATACCAGTGTTGGCAACGCACAAAGCGGCACCACAATCACCGGCACGAGTGGGAGCAGTATATGAATAAAAATCGCGATTGCGCACGACCTCTATACATCCAGGGACAGACATAACATCGACTTCGTCATGTTCTGATACGCCAATAGCACTAATAAAAACTCTAGCTCTTTCGGTCTGAGAGTTTTCAAAATGGTATTTAGCTAATATTGCGGGGCATGATGGTATGAGGGGATAATTTTGAATATCTACGAAATGGTGAATAATGTTCTTGAAACTGTTTACAGTAATAGGAAATGCTATGAGCATGGCGTCTTTTTCTGGGATCCTAACGAATCGCTCAAAAATAGATGCTGGTATATTCCTACCAATGCAGACACGCGAATATATATTTACAGAGACATAGTTCCTCTCTTCTATAGCAACTTTATAGTGATAGGGCATCAGCGCAACTTGGCCGCACACAAATAATATGTGTCCAATGTTTGACTGTGTGCCGTCACTCTTGTTCGCCGTCATGTATACAGTATTGGGATACACAACGTGGTTAACTATAGTGTCGACGGACTTGTCCATTTCTGGCATAGCCCGCTGGGGTTCTGTTTGTAAATTATCAACCATTCTTTCGATAGTAACAGCCTTTTCCGATGGCTCATCGTTGTTAGTAACGCTAACAATCGGTTCAGTTTGGTATCTTACACGCGGTGCTAATTGTCGCAATCTCATGTTGGTGTTGTCATCATGGGACTGATACTTAATAGCTACGCGCTTTTGTGTTTGAACTTTAACGTTTCCGTCGTATTCCTGTGATTGAAGAGTATTCAGAAGATGTTGCCCATCTCCTGATCTTTCGAAATCACTTACGTCTTGGGTTAGTTTAAGGCTCAATTTCTTAAGATAAGTGTTCAAAATTGGTGTTGGTTCGAGATTGCCGCAATGTTTGATGAGCGCCAAGATCTCCACAAGGTCGAATCCTTGGGAGAGTCTAGCACACACACAAACGCAGGGTAAATCATAAACTTTCATTACATTATCAAACTTTTCTATAAGAGAATCATCACAACAAGCATCACATTCTGCGCAGTTACAACTACACATTTGATCCACTATTTGCAACAATTCAACACAATGTTCACGATCTTTTTTCCGTTCCGGTTCCTGATATATAGCTGCGGCTGTATAATACTTCAAATTAATCTGTGCTTCTTCCATTTGTTTAGCATAACAATGACACTTAGTGTACCACTTTACGCATAAATCCTTGTTCTTATGCACACATTTCTTGCAATTCTTACAGTCGTTATCAAGACATTTGTTTGCTTCCTTCCATGTTTTCATTAAATTTTTGTTTTGTTGCACAAAACTAGCAACAGGTTTCCTAATGTGTTTATAAATCATAAACGCACCAAAAAGACCCATGGCTAGTGTTGCACCTGTCTTAAAAAGTTGCCAATATTTTCCAAAACATGATGATATTACTGATGTTGCTTTACTTCTCATCATGGAGATTTCACACTGTGCTTCATTGGCTACGCGTATGCAGGCTGCATAAGCTCCTGCGCGATCACCCGTGAGAATCCGTTCAAATACGCTCGGTTGAGCACCATCCATCCATAACCTAAAGTCGTAATAACTTTTACAGGTTCTCCAATATATGCGATTGAATAAACTAGAGGATGGCGATACTTCTGAAATTACTTCAGAAATATCTACTTGCGCGGTTGATGTGAACTCCATCGATTGTCCGTTATACTCTAATGGGACATCAACAAAATCATCTTGTACAGTTTCACGTTTGAGCCTCTCTACTTGAGCGACCCCCTTATTCCTGTACTGTTCTAAAAAGTTGGCAAAGTCATAAAAATTGGTGGCACGACTTCTCATTTTTTCCTGACACAACTCAACCATTTCGGTGTAAGTCATATCAGTTCTAATAAAAGCCCTGCTAGAAGCATCAAACATATCAAATCGATAAACGTCAAAACATAGGACGTCACCGAAATCTCTTCGAGCCTTAGCAGCATCTAATCGGTAAAGCCTGTCACCATTAACGTCCGTATATTCCATTTGATATTCGGGAATAATACGTACGTTGAAGGCGAAATCAATACGACGTGACACTGCTTCGGGACAGTTTAATGACTCTATTTGTAGTCTTCGTAAATTTGATGTTAAACATATTAATTTTGGTTCCGCAAATGTATTGTTTTTGTCCAATATCGATGCCATATGACACTGATAAGGGAACATGTTTCCTAATCTAATCATTTCAAATAATTCAGGGTTTGGTTTTAATTGTGAATCTTTAATTTGAATAAAGTCGTCATAAACAATATATTCTTGATTAATGTATCCGTCCCAGTACTCGGTTTCGGGCACTCGGGCGTACACATTTTGTTGCCATGTATCAGGTGGATCACCATACACTCTCATCATGTCTAAAATGAAAGGATATGACAATCCGGATTTTCCATTTCCGGAAGCACCAGAAAACCATACGATTAACGGTTCTGTCCGGAGTTTCGATCGGTCTGCTCCACTCATGTTAGCTTCATCCAACAAGAGCTTCGCGGCTGGTAAATTTCGGGCGATGATTTCCATGTTTCCCTTACTAAGGTTTAAATCTTTACATTGCTTCATTAGGCGTATTCCTTCAGAATACATCCGTCCTGCAGCATGTAAGGTTTCAACGTCTCGCTGGATTTCTCTTCGCGAGGCTAGAGTCAACAAACGGCTAAGTTCATTGGCCCACTTAGAAACAGAATCAAGGATATCAGATCGAGGTATTACTCCTTCCCTCTTCAACACAGTCACTTCCATCCAATTCCATAACACTGTTGAAACAGAGTCTATGCGTTTCCACATACTCTCCATTCCACTCAATGCTTTTGGAACTCGATCAAGACGATTAATAAAAATATCAATGTCTTTAGAAGTAGGTATCTTACTAACCATCAACGAAAAAGAGCATAAGGCTAAAAGTCTTAATACTAATTGTCCGTCAATGTAAGCAGACTGTGCAGTCGAAGTACAGAATATTTCCCTCAGTTGGGGTAGTAAGTTCGCAGGCATATCCGATTGCATAATAGATGCCGTCACGTTCATAAACACGTCTTGTGCAGACATTGCTCCTGAACCTAAACGATATAAATTGTAACAAATAGATAAATAACATGCGAATTTTTTCCGTATTCCATCCACGGCAGAACCAGCAACTAAATGCAAGCTCTTTACCGCTTCTTCAAACGTATCGGCTATTTTGTCCATAGATTGTATAAAGGCAGGATCCACTTTCAAATTACTATCAATAGAAATTTGTGCAGTAGATTCCTGTAGCCTCCGATATACATTCATTGTTTCCGGGTTTGGGCGTTCCACTTCTTCTTTACAAAATTGTGAAGCGTCCAAAAGATATTCAGTAGTAGCTATAGGTCTTATCAAAATCAAATTAGTGCAATATTTGGTTAAATCTAAAATAAAATTATTTTCAATACAGGCTAACGGGTTAGTGTGATATAAACATCTAAAAAGCATATGAATGTAATTTTGAGTTATGAATAAAAAGTCATATTGATCTAAAAGGCGATCTTTATTGACTAAAGCTGTAACTAACAACGGTAACTGGGATAATAAAATTTTGCTATTAATCTGTGAAGTATATTTATATGTAGCTAATGGTATATTTTCTATGTTAATAAAAGCCAGTAAAATAATAAGCGGGAATTTCTTAAGCTCGGACGAGTCCAACTCTTCGAAACCCCATCTTCTAAAATTCGGGCGCAAATTAAAACTGTTAAGTGTATCTTTAAATATTGAGTAAACTAAATTTAACGGTATAAGTGTTCTAACATTTTTATGTTCAAAATACAATCTACTCCGTAATCTATTCTTAAATAATTCTAAATCTACATCTCGTAAGTTAAATCCTACCAAATATTTCGCTATAAACAATTGTTCAAAAACACTATTTGCTTTTGTATAATAAAAACTAAACTCATTGTCAACTAATGCACACCAGTTCATCTTATGGGAAAAAGGTAGTGGCACTTCGCGTCCTTCAAGTTTTAATCTATATTCACTAAATAACTTATTGGGTAATATAATAGGGCGGGGTTCAGTAGCGAGATTCCGACATTGCTGTTGGATTCTTGCGACTGAGGGAATTAAATTGTAAGAAGACATCGTAGACATTATATAATGACAAACAAAGTGTTATTAACAAATAATTCCTCGGGGACAATATTCCTAAAATAAATAAAAGTGCAATAGCTAATAACGCTACCTTAGCTCCTAAAAATTTAAGAATAACAAAAAATAAGTATAATAGTTGCTTAAGGCAGCTAAATACTGGTCTTATATATCTAAAATAATCTATATTGAAATAAATTAAATAAAATAAAATAAAATAAAATTGGATTAACGATTTCCAGTCGGCTTACTTTTAAGTTATAAAGCTTTAACTATAAATGGGTGGGTATATAAAATAGAGTGTTCGCCGAATCCGGTTAAGGGGGCAAAATGAACAACTCTAGACGTCCTTATAGTGTAATCCGTACGTACCTGTTTTGGCAGACAACGCACTAATGTACCTCTATAATTCAAGGACTTCCTTTTCTAAAGGCTCAAATCCAAGGACGACAATCGTCCAGGTAGGTGGGTGAGACGGTGAAGATCACAAAGCATACACAACGGTCTCAATTTCCTGTCAACGACAGTTCCCAGAGCTCCTGGTTATACAAACTAAAAGTTCGACGTTATCGCGCTCTTCAAAGTCTTTTCAGAACTAGTTTCCTTGTCCAAAATAAACACACACAAGAATCATGAGTATTTAATCGGCAATAATATATAAAGGCGGGTTAATCACTCAAAAG